ACGACGATCGAACAGACGTCGACTTGGCAATCAGTTTCCACCACTAGCACTCACCCGTTTTACGCTGTAACGACGCCCTGCGTCGGTCTCGTAACTGCCTCGCACGTCAACACGACGCGCACGGTAGGTCTGCAACACCCGAAGTTAGTCGTCCGTGCTTCGCCCATGAGATTTCTTCATGACCTTAGGTTGGTGGATGCACTTGCACTCACCAGGCAGCAATTGCGCGGACGCAATGTCCAGGGGATGGCCAAATTATCAGCCGCCCTTAAATCGTTTTAAAACCCTTTCTTAAGGAAGTTATTATGGCACTTACTGTCAATGCAAAAACCTACACGCCCGATGGTTGGGATGTGAACTCTGTCCGCTTCCAGGGCCCGGCTAACACCGGCTCTGTGAAGGATCGGCTTCTGCAAAAGAAGACCGAACCGAAGCCTACGGACCTGTACTCGGGCAACGCCCGCTTTCAGGTCAAGTTGACGCGTACTGGCACTCTCACGGGTGCCAAGACGACCGTCGGCGATCGCATCGCGGATCTTAATTTCTCCTACCCTGTCGGTTCGGCTGGTGCCGATATCGACGCAGACTGTGTGGACCTCGGGGCTTACATCGCCTCCGCAGGTTTCAGGGCCGCCTTGAAGTCGCTTCAGACTAACGGTTGACACCGTGTCGTTTGAGCTCTTCTTCGTACGTGCCGCAGCGGTGACTGCAATGGTCATCGTTGTTGCACGTTACGTAACGGTCTTGCCGGTTTAACCGGTCGCACACACTTTTAGGAGATCCATGATGGACTTCTGGACAAGAGAATCCCGGTTCGAAAATCAACGCCCGTTGAAATACACGGGCTCGAACCTCTCGGGTGGGCTGGTAGTTTTAATTCGCCAGACAGATGAAGCTGAACGCGATGATGGTCTGAGATACCTCCGATCGTTGTACGCGAATGTAGTTAGGATCCCTGCCTTTGCCGTAGCCAAACCGATCTATCACGCACTTAACAAGCGTGATTTCGGCGGGGCCGTGGCTCATGCCAAGCACCTTCTCTCACAGACGTACGAGAGCGCGGAAGAACATTTCGCGTCGGTGCAGGCGGCAGCATTTATCAAGAAGTATCCTTTTCCTGGTGACGACGATTTACGTCGAGAGAACGCAACCCGCAAGTTTTTACGCGGGGAGCGTCGCAATCGACACTTTAATGCTCTTCTTCGAGCACGTCGCCGCCGTGAGGCGTGGGATACCAACCTCGTATTAATGGGTGGTCAGCGTTTGGATAAAACTCCTTTCGTTGAACACGCGCGTCAATTTATTCGGCGCGTGGTTGGTGATTCACCAAAGTTTCACAAAATGGTTGAGGACTGCCGATGGGGTCCTGGTGCTGTAGTGGGTGTCAACGGCCAGTTCATAAACTTCGCTCGTAAATTCTTGAGCGAAGAGTGGACTGTGACGCCTGCCGCTATACCTTACGCCTTGACCGCGGCGAAAAGGTTCCCGATGTTTTGGGAAATCCTGGGCCTCGAGCATGTTGTTAGCTCGGAGCTCCGCGTGTTGAACCTCGACTCGGATTTATTCGAGCAGAGGTTCCGCGCACGCCTCAAGGTCGTAGACTACAACAAAGTTGCATTTGTACCAAAAGACTGTGATTGTGACCGTACAATTGCGTCAGAACCACTCCTAAATCAATGGCTGCAACTCGGCGTTGATGCGGATTTAAAGGTCCGGTTGCGGAGGGTCAAGATTGACCTCCGCTACCAGGGCCCAAACCAGGAGCTCGCTCGCGCGGGTTCCCTGGGTGGTTTAAACCCCTATTGCACAATAGACCTTAAAAATGCCTCTGGCAGTATATACACCGAATTAGTTCGGGAACTGCTGCCGCCTGGCTGGTTTACGATGCTTAACGCCCTCCGCTCGCCTTCTTGGCGAATGGACAACGGCGACCCGGTGAAGTACCACGGGTTTGTGTCGATGGGCAATGGGTACTGCTTCCCGTTGGAGACTCTAATATTCGCCTCGATATGTTCGGCCGCGCATGCATACACACGTACTAACCCAGACTTCAGGGTGTACGGTGATGACATTATTTTGCGGCAGAATGAATCCGGTGTAGTGCAAGAATATCTGCGCTACTTCGGTTTCGAGTTGAACCCGGATAAGTCCTTTTTCTTTGGACCGTTTCGGGAGTCTTGTGGGGCAGATTGGTACAGCGGCAAGCCGGTTCGACCGGTCTACCTGGACGACCTGCTGGCCTTAACAGCCAATAGGGTACGTGCCTACAACGCCATCTCTCGTTTGCCCGATGTTAGGGTAGCGGGAAACCTAGCCGCGTGTTGTTCTACGTGGTTTAAACCGTTTATGGCACCCCTCGTGAGGCCCGCAGCTGCGGATACCGACGAGGCCATTGACGGCAGGTTTGATGGGCATGCACTACCAGAATACCACCTACATTGCGTTACTCTGCAGTGTAGGGCCTGGTACGGCATGAGCTTCCAGTCTGTAATAGACCGCGAAGTCGAGGCAGCGATGTCTTACGACATTGCTTACAGGTATGCGGTTCTCTCGGGGTCTAACTCCGAGAAACCGTTTGCCGCGCGTCGTGAGACGCGGATGTCCGTGAAACGCTTCATTCACGGTGGGGGTGCACCTTGCTCCCCCATGAGTACGACAGCCGTGAGGCTGCTCGGCGCTACCCACTGTACCGGCCATTTGTCGGTGCTGCGGGCGGCATGACTCAAACTCCAC